AGAGCTTTTGCTTGTAGTGGTTTAAATAGAGCACAACCTAGTCTTAAGAATATAGTTAAAGAACTAGAAAGTGATATTGATGTTACTTTAGGTTTTGATTACACTTTACAACATTGGGTTGATCAGGGAGTATTCTTATTAAATACTGCTTTAACAGTTAGACAAAGTGATGCAGGTTCACATGCTAGTTATTGGAAAGAGTTTACTCAACTAGTAATGGAAACTTTAAATAAAAAAGATAACTTAGTATTTATACTATGGGGGAATCATGCTAAATCATATAAAAAGTATCTTACAAATACAACTCATAAATTTATAGAATCAACTCATCCTTCACCATTTTCAGCACATAATGGTTTTTTTGGTAGTAAACCTTTTACTAAATGTAATGAGTTATTAAAGGAACCTATCGAGTGGATTGATTTACATTTTAGTAATAACCCAGTTACTCCAGCAGATAGTTTTGTACCTTATACTGAAATAGAAATAATACCGCCTAAAACAATGAAAAATGAGAGAGTTTGAAATTGAAGTATCTAAAGATAGTTTTGTTAAATCAGATATTTTACTACAAAGAGAAAATTGCTACCTCGAAGTTTTAGAAAAACCATATAGAAAATGGTATAAAGTATTATTTCAATTTATAACATTTGGATTTTACAAAGCTCCTTGGCAGTACCAAGTTAAATTAATATCTAAAGATGAAGAAGAAACTTGATAAAAAGACATTAGTATTAAAAGCTAGAACTGGTAGATTTGCTGGATTAATTTATTTTATTAATAATTGGTTTACAGATGAAAAGAACAAAAATACAAAAGATAATAATACCTAGAAATTGGTTGTTTGGTAGATTAGCTTATATAAATAATAATCTTAAAAATATAATTAGAGTAAATACAGAACATTTTACAAAGTTTGAATTAGAACAATTAAAAAATGCTCAAAGAAAGATATCTAATATATATAATGGTAAAGATATTCAAAGAAATAAACTAAAGCAGTTAATCAGGCATGATAGAAAATAATATAAACCCAGATCATTATAAAGGTAAGAATGTTCAACCTATAGATTTAATTGATTCCTTAGACTTAGGTTTTTATGAAGGTAATATTGTTAAATATGTATCAAGACATAAAAATAAAAATGGTTTAGAAGATCTTAAGAAAGCTCAGTGGTATTTAAATAGATTAATAGAGAAATATGAAACTTGATAAATTTTTAAATCACTTGGTGAATCAGCCACCTTATTTAGGAACTATTAATATATCTAATTTTTGCAAAGATGAAGTAATTTATATATTTCATGAAAGTTTAAATTACTACTACGGCAATAATTGTGAAAAAGATTCAAAACCTTGGATCGGTTATCCTAAGTTTCAACATACATTAATTAAATATGAAAAATAAATATTATAAACCAGAAATAGAAGAGTTCCATGTAGGATTTGAATATTACAGAGAAGAACCTTATACAGGAGTAAAAACTTTATGTGAAGTAGATGAAAATTTTAGTTTAAGTCACTATAATAAATATTCTGAAGAATTTTTTTGTAAATATTTAGATAAAAAAGATATTGAGAGTTTAGGTTGGAAACATGAAGAGTTAAATTGGGATAAAGTATCTGAAGAACGTACTTATAAATTAGATAAATATACTATATTATTTTTCGGGTATGGAATTACTAATGAACATTTAAAAGGTAGATTAACCATTTATTGTAATATAGGTACAAATGAAATTATTTTTGATGGTATTATTAAAAATAAATCAGAGTTAAATAAATTAATGAAAATGTTAAATATATGATAAATTTAAGAATTTTATCTAACTATAGTATAATAGTTAAAGATCCTATTAAAACATCTAAATTAGAACTTGTAGAATCTACTTACAGATTAGAACTAATTAGTAAAACTGTTAATTATAACTTTTTTCTAAAAATATTATATATCTTATTAATATTATCTGGAAGTATCCTATTACCATTATTTTGCTGGACAGTTAGTTATACTTGTTATGCAGTATCTTTTTACCCAGCAGCAATGTTATTTAGATTTATACCTTTAATATTAGAAGATATGAAGTTTTGGAACAAAAAATACAAAAGAATATATGACTAAATTTCAAGCATTATTTGTCTTATGGTTAAGACATGAGAGTTTTTGCGGCTGTAGTTGGAGAGCTTTAGCTGGTAATTACCACGAAAGATATAATCTAAATAATGAGTTAATACCTTTTGAATGTAGAGAAAGTTACAAAGGTATAGGAGCTAATCAAATTATTGGTATGCGTCTTGAAAAAGAAGCTTTTAAAATACTTAGATCTGATAGATTAATAAAAGAACCAGTAGATTTATACGAATGTGATTTAACCCTAATTAATGCTAATTTAAAAAATAATATTAAACTATGAAAATACAAATATTTAAAATAGGGTATCAATTATATTTAGTTCCTACTATTATAATTACACATAGTTTAAAATTACATGGATATTATGATATTCAATTGAGATGGTTAAAATGGGGTATTGAATTAATATTAAAAAAGAAAAAATGATAGATTGGAGTTTTGAAGAAGTAGCTTGTAGAGCTTTAGATGTTCCTATAGAAGATTTAAGAAAAAAAGGTAGAACTTCTGACACTGCTGCAGCAGCTAGATATATATGTTATATGCATTTATATAAAAATAGTAATTTAAGTTTAGCTTTGATAGGAGATAGATATTACAGAGATCATTCTACAGTTTCTCATGGTCTTACTACATATCAAAGATTTATAGATGGTAATGATAAAATGTTTATTAGAGCTGTTGACTATTTTCAAACTAACTTTAAAGCTCCTGATGAAATCAATGTAAATAAAGAGCTAAGTAATGAGCAAATTAGAACTATAAAGTTCATGTTTAAAGAAGGTATATCTATAGTTAGAATATCTTCTTTCTATGGAGTTTCTCAAAAAACTATCACAGATTTAGATACAGCTATTCAAAGAACTTCTAAATTACATAGATCTACAAAAAGAGCCATATTAATCAGATATAGTAAGAATCAAAAAGCTAAACAGATATCAGAAGAAATGGGTATAGAATACAGTAAGGTTAAAAATGTTATTAGTAACCATAAAATGAGAGAAAAAAATGAGAAAGCGAAAAAGTCCTCTTCTTAATTTTACTAAACAAAGAGGCATTGAAATAAATAAATTATGTAAAAAAAGCATTTTTAAATGGCTTATGTTGCGTAACATTATTTTAAATAAATTGGAAAATAGATCAATAATACATACTTATACAGAAAATATCATTATATTTAATAGAGCAATTACAGCTATTAAAATAATGTAGTATAAATATGAAAAACATAGATGTATCAAGTAGAGAAAATATTCCTTTAACTGATGAGGAATTTGTAAATGTATTAGAACAAATGCTTAGTGCAGCTGATACAGATGAAATCAAAGACGATACAGTAATAACTACTAGAAATATATTTGACACCGGTAAAGGTAAAGTCGTAGGTGGATTTGAAGTCTGTCTAAATATATTTAAAGAAAAAACAGGTGAGCTAGGAGTCCTCTTAAAAGAGTTTATATTATATGAAACTGAAGATGAATGGATAGATGCTTACTCTAGAATTAAAAAAGAAAATAATTAAGATTTGATTGATTGATGATTGAGGCCCCTGATACTGTAATGGTATTGGGGGTTTTAAGTTAAAAAAGATTAAAAGAATATGAATGTAAATAAATTTCCTGTAGGAACAGAGTTAGTTCACTCTAGATATGGACTATGTGTTGTAGATGAGTTACAGCATCCTAATGAATCAACTAATTTTAATGGTGGTTGGACTTTAAAAATTCAAAATGAAGAAGGTAATATACAGTATGCTAGAGACAGAGGAGGAGCTTATCCAGCTAACCCATTACCTAGATTGTTTGAAGATAATCCTAAGAAATTAAAATCAAGATAGTATTAAGGGGGTGTAACCCCCTTTTTACCTTCCGTTAATATAATTTAGAAGAGGCTCTCCAAGTTTTAATCAAAGTAGATGTACCAGGTAGTAACTCTCCCGATTTAATTAATAATTTACTTTGACCTTTAAATTCACCTCTTTGATATTCTGTATGATATTCAGGATCTAAATCTAATAAAGAGTTGCTGGCTGCAGTATACCAACTACCTATCTTATCAAATAATTTAAATGCTGGTATAATATTCTTAGTAATATCAGCTGTAGTAGATGGATTAGAGTAAAAGAATAAATCTTGCTGTAATCTACCACCTTGATTGAGTAAGAAATTAAAAGCAGTCATCTTTTCTTTATCATCATCTCCAAGTAAAGCGTGTTTAACCATTAATAACATCATAGTAACAGCCATAGTCCACATTAAACCTGAAGCATTTTTTCTAACATTTTCAAGATCTGTTTCATTAGTTACACCCATTTCTATAAGCTGTTCATCAGAAAGATTTCTAAAAGACATTTTATAAGTTAATGCTTTAAACATTACACTAATAGTAGCTTTTGTACCTAATTGATTATTTAAATCTGCATAAGTTCTGTATCTACCTTTTACAAGTCTATCTAAGTTTTCATTAAAAGACTCATTTTCAAATCTAGTAGCAAAGCCTTCTAACATCCAACGTCTAAACTGAAGCATAGATTTACCCAAAGCTCCGGCATTAGCTTGTATAGGCGAGTTAGGATCATAGTTACCGTGATTTCTTTTATTAATTTGAGCTATTCTAGTACCTAATCTTAATAGATCATTAACTTCAGTAGTTGAACCCCAGTTATTAATATTTTCTTCAGTTTGAAACTCCTCTTTAAGATTACCTTCTTCATCAAAAGCTTCCCATAAATTAGAAACATTACCTTTATTATCTTTAATTTCTATATTAAGCATAGTAGCTACCATTACAGAACCTTTAGATACCATATCAGCTTTTCTCATTATCTCATATGGAGCAACTGTATTCTTTAAACTCATCTCTTTACGAGCTGAATTATTTAATCTTTTCTTTTCTACATCAGCTACTTCACCTACTACATCTAATTTTTCAATTAAAGCTTTAAACTTCTTACCGGTCTTAGTTTTACCTGGCATAGTAGCACCCATAGCTATACGATAACCTGTAGATATTTGTTTAGAGTTATAGTCTGTATTACCAGTTCCATGTATTTTATTAGACATAAGACCATATAAAAGTTCTATTGAAGCAGAGCTAAAGTTCCAACCTTGAGATATAAGTTGAAAGTATCTAAGTGTAGATTTAACTGCTTTAGTACTAGATATGTTTCTACCTAAGTCAGATAATTGTCTATCAATACTTTCTTGCTCTCTAGTTAAAGCTTCTTCTTGTTCTTCAGTAAGCTGACTAACATCTAACAGCTGTTCTCTAATTTCAGTCTGTCTCTTTTCTAAATTATCTTGTGTTTCTTTTTCTTTTTTAGAAAACTTCTTTTTAGCACTAGCTTTTTCTTTACTACGTTCGGCTGTCTCATAAAATACTTCATTAGCAAATTTAACAGCATCTTTAACATTTCTAAGATCGCTTCTTTCAACTTCTGTACCAGTTGAACCAGCTTTTTTAGATACTCCAGTAGGAGTAGTTTCTATACCTTGAACCTGATTGATAGCATTAACTACCATTTGATGTTCACCTTCTACTTTAGATTTATGTTTGTATAAGTTAGTAACAGGAATAAACTGGTTTAATATTTCATCTATATCTGTAACTACATCATCAGTATTGATTATCTTACCTCCTTCAACGTATTTATATTTAGGAGATAACATTCTAATATTTAAAGAATCTCTTACTCTACCTGTACCTGGATCTAAATGATTAAATGTTTGTGAATAAGTTTTAATACTATACCAATCATCTACTACATCTTTCATATTATGTAGAGCAGAGTTCATACCATCTTGTCTAAATTGATCTAACATATTCTTTTTAAGAACTGGTATAAACCCTTCATGTATACCTTTAGAATCAAGATATGATTGTGGGTAGTAAGAAAGTAATTGTTTTATCTTACCTCTAACGTAATTATAATATTCTAAAGCTTCATTATCAGCTTCGATTCTTTCATAAGCTTCATCATAGAAACCAGTATCTTCACCACTAGATTTATAAGTCTTTCTAGGTATGGTTCTTACAAACTCAAAGTTACTGTAAATAAGATTACCAAATTTATCTGTTTTAGTTATGCCTTTAGCTAAGTTATCAATAGTTTCTTGAGGATTGTTTCTAAGTTCCCAAAGTTCTTTTTTATATTTCTTTTCATTAGAATCTATCTCTAAAGCATCAATCTCATTAAAAGCTTCTTCTTTTCTATCACGATATTCAGCAAACTCAACATCCATCTCTTCAATAATTTGGTTAGCTCTAGTTTCACCAAATTCTTCAGTAAGTCTATTTAACTCAACTTCTTTACCTTTTTCATCTTCAAAGTAATTAACATACTCATGAGAATCAAATAGAGACTCTTTAGCTTTCTTTCTAGCGGCTTTACTAGTAGATTCATACATAGAGTTAAAAGTCTTTCTTTTAAACTTCCAGTAGTTATCAGTATATCTATTAATCATACCACCAGTCTTATCACCTTTAGAGTTCTTTTGCCATAAAAGTTCCATAAAGTTGTTACGACCTAATCTGTTGTATAATTTAGATTTTTTTAAACCTTCCGACATTTCTTTTTGCTCTTTCTGATCTTGAAGAGTTTCTTGTCTAGCAATACGTGATGAATCGTTATTAATAGTAGATAATAGACTCAACAACTTATTACCCATACTAGCAGCATCTCTAAATAGTTTAGTAGCTCCACTAATGTCTTTAATATTATTAAATAAATCTTCTTCTAAAGCATCTTTACTAAACCTAGTATTATAAGCTTTAGTGGTCATCTGTTTGGCTAATCTATTATAGTCTTCTCTAAGTTCTTTAGCTCTTTGTGCAGTTTGTTTAACTTGTTTAGTAGAATCTAGATAATCAGTTTTTTCAACTTCATTACCTTCATCATCTATCTCAATAACAGCTACCTTTTCTAAGTCTTCTTTTTCAAGAATACCCATAGGATGTTTATCTTTCTCTGTAGAATCTACATACTCATATAAACTAAGTATATCATTAATTTCATTTAATTCAGTACTAGTGATATTATCTCTAGTTAACATTCTTTCTACATAAGCTAAATTAGAATTAGCCACCTCAACTATAGCCTCAACACTTTGTTTAAGATTAAGTTCATCAATAGCTTTATCTAATTCCTCTTTTTGTAGCTTTAGTTTTTCTACTTTAGAATTATTTTTATCTCTCTGAGCTTCTCTAATTTGATTTTGAACTCTTTCAGAATATTCTTTAAGTCTATTTATAATATAAGACATCTTACCTACACCTTCATCTAATTTAAGATCTCTAGAAGGTGAAAAGAATAATCTACCTTGTTCAAAAACTGTATCGTTTATAATTAAAGGCATTATAGGCATTGATTTATCTACAACACCTATTTCCTTTGAAGTAGTTTGATATGGAGCAGAAGTTAGAAGACCTGGATAATAAGAGTTAATTATATTAACCATCTTAATACCTTCTTGTCTACTATTTTTACTAATGTAATAAGTATCACCAAACTTACTAATACCTTTAGTTTTTTTAGAACTAAATAATTTTTCTACATCTTCAGTAGATTTTAATTGTATGGTTCTTTTCATTAAAGAACCTACTTGCCCTTTATCATTATATACTTCTAAGTAACTATTAACTAGTGGCATACCATCAGTATCTCTCTGTCTGGTACCATACCATGTATCAAACTCATCACTTGTAATAGCGTTCCATACTCTAAAGAGATTATCTTCAGATAATTGAGTTGCTAATCTTTTATATAATTGTGTATTTTTATTAGGACATTTCATTTTTTATATGCATTTAGATATATTTAAAAGCAATTTTAAGATTTTGTATGCAATTGCATATATTATTTACATTTTTTCTTATAGTCTCTTAAATCTTCTTCACTAATATTATCAAATATATCATTTTTATATGAGATAGCATCTTTTTTAGCTGGAGATTTAAATATATCATCTGTAGATGTAAATCCTTCATCAGACTTAAAGATGTCATTTATATCTGTAAAATCTTCAGGTAAAGATTTTTTAATTGTTTCTAAAGTATTTTTACTAGATACTTGAATAGTTTTGTCAGTAGATTCAATTAGTTGTATAACTTCTGAAACAGCACCTATAGTACCTTCATTTTTAACATCTACAATACTCTTAGCAGGACTTATAATATTAGATATAATCTCCATTATTCTCTCAAATAGAGTTTTGTCTTTACTAAAGTTAATACTTTCTAAATCTTTTTGAAACTTAGCATCAGTCATTAATTCTGAAACAAACTCATGTAGATTAGTGAAAGCATTTTTATTATCACCTTTGTATTGTTTTTTAGCTAAATTAAATATGATAGCAAGATTTTCAATATGCTTTTGTTGTTCTGCAGTAGGATTATCTATTGATTTAGATAATACAGCATGTAAAGCCTCATGTAATACTACTCTAGTAAACTCGTTATCTTCAGATAGTTGAGTATCAATTATAATAGTATCTGATCCAGAATTATAAACTCCGTCAGCATTAGCTAAAGATAAGTTACCTAAAGTTATTTTAGTATCTCCTAAATAAGGTATTAATATTCTAGATAGATTTCTATGAGAGGTATTAGCTGATTTATCAGATATTTTAGCTAGTACCTGTCTAGTAACTCCACTATTTAAATTGTATTTAGCAGATGCAACTGAATTCTTTTTCTGAGTATTATTAACAGTAGTAGATTCAATTAAACTAGGTTTTTCTTGAGTAGAAGTAGTTTCTACATTACTAGATTTAACTTTGTTACCTTCTACCATTGAAGTTTTATTAGGTTCTCCATTGAAGTTTTATTAGGTTCTCCAAATTCTGTTTCTACAAAGTTAGACGTACCTAAACTATCTACTCTTTTATATTGATAGTTTTTAGTATTAGATTTAATAGATTCAAATAAGGCAGGTTTACCATTTATTTCTACAGATACGTATTGAGGTATAGATTTAACTCCATAAAATAAAGCAAGTCTTACTTCAATAGTATTAGCATCTTCAGTATATTCATAATTTTCTAAAGTCATAGCGTGGAAAGGGTAATGTTGTAAATACTGTTTTTTAAGTATTTCAATATTAACTGATTTACTGCACTAGTAGAATCTTTACCTAAATCTACTACATTAAGATAATTATTAGGTATAAACTTAAGAATAGAATTAGCATTTTGATTACCCCCTGTTATATATGTATAAGCAATAGTATCTTCTGCTAAAGCTACTTTGATTGGATCATTACTAGACAACATCTCAATTAATGTATGTGTATTATGTATATCATCAGTTCTATCTGCCTGAGATGCAGTGTAGCTAATAGTAGAAGGAATACTTTCTGAGATAGAAGCTCTAGTTTTTATTCTTTTAGCTAACCAATCATTAGGATTATCTTGTTTGTATTTATTCCATCTATGAGCAATAGAGTCTTTACCAAATAATAATCTTTCTCTAAGACTATTTATATTTTCACCGGCATACATTTTAAGATTAGCTGAATAAATATAAGATTTAATAAAACGAACCATGTTCATTCTTTCTCTTTCAGTAAAACCTTTTTCAGAACTATTTCTATTATCAGCAATCTCTCTAGCTAATCTATTAGCTACAGTATTAACACCGAAGAAATTGTCATAAAGATTATTAGTTTTTCTAAGTATTTCAACACCCTGACCTGCAATAGTAGTAGGTGTAAGTATCTCATTACCTAATACATCAAAGTCACCAGTTCTTTCACCTAATAAAGCATTGACATTAGTTACTTGTTGACTATTGATTGCATCTTCAACTCTAGTGAATTTAATATTAGCAGAAATTCTACTCTTACCAATACCAGATGTAGCGGGTTGAATAGCTCTAATAATATTATTTAGTTCTTTACCTACAGAGGCTAACTCAGAGAATTTGCTTAATAAGTTAGCTTGTGTTTGAGGATTATTTTCAGACACAGCTTTTAATAAACCTTCTTCACTATAGGGTTTATTCCAATTAAGAGTACCTTCATTAATATCAGCACCTTGATCTGCTAACTCATTATATACAGTATTGTAAGCAGCTTCTTCTGCATTAAAATTACTTTCTTTAGAAAAACTATCTGATAAGTTATCTCTAACTTCTACATATCTTTTAATAGCAGGTTGTGCTAATAAATAAGATATATATTTATCATTTAGTCCTAAGAAAGACATTGTAATAAAAGTATCGTGAGTATGTTTATTATAATTAATAATATTAATTAAAAGTTCTTTAATATTATCTACTGATGCTGATTGAAAAGCTGAAATAACATCTGCTTTTCTCATAGTACCATCTAAAGTCATATCTCCTTTAATAGATGAAACATTTACTTTTTCACCGTTAATAGTAAATGCAAAATCAGCTAAAGCATAATCAAAGCCAGTTCCTCTTTTTAAAGATATATCTTGTTCAGTAGCCTGAATCAAAGCATTAGTAGTTGAAGCTAGTGAAGTTACACCTACACCAAATTTACCAGCATTACCATTTTCGTAGTTTTGCATTTGATATAAAGGTGATAAAGGATGATGTTTTTTTAATGTAACTACCTTAGATAATTTTTCTTTTACTTCAGGTAGGTTACCAAAATCTAATGGTTTAAGTATTCTTTCTAAGTTAGATTTATTAGTCAATGTTGACCAATAAATATCCATGATCTCATTTTGAACAACCTTATTATAGATATCTTCAGTTTGAGTAGATGATTTAGATATCTTACCGCCTTTATCATTTTCATGCCATCTATGTACATATAGTTTATCAATATCAAAGTCAGATCCCATTTGAATAACAAAATCTTTAGGAGCTATTAATAAATCAGCCATATATTCAGGTAAGTAACCTACCACTTCCATAGCAGACATTGAATTTAAGTCTTGAGTAGGAATACGATAACCTACTACTTGTCTTTGATTAAACTGACCTCTAGTCATTAATACTTGAGCTGGGAATACTACTTCTTCAAAATTAGCTTGTTCTGCAGAACTTAAAGAATTGTATTCATCAGATTCAATTTTTCTATTACCAACTTTCTCTTTATAACCTAAACGTTGAGGTTTAAGACCAGATCTAGAATCATATCTAGTACCAATAAGCCCGGAAGTTATTCTTTCTATATTATTAGAATAACCTAACCAACCTTCTTCAGTACCTAAAACATAGGACTTACCTGGCATTTTATGTTTAAGTATTCTTTTATTTACAATAGAATTTAATAGAGCTTCAAATTGAGATGCTTTAGGATTAGACCATAAAGGTACTTTAAAGTCAGTACTATCTTCATTTAAGTCTAGTGCAGTTATATCGTTAGAAGTATATGAACCTCTTTCTATTAACTCTGAGATAAGCATCTCTCTTAACTTATATACATCAGTATAGTTAAAGCTACCATCTTCTTTTTCTTGAAAACCTATTTCTTTTAAGAACTCTTCATAAGCTTTAGAAGTCAAATCATTATGAAGATCATTAAATCTTTTAATTGTTTCAGAATCTACAATACCAGATTGAATAAGTTTCATTAATTGAGATCCCTCAATAATTTTATCTTTATTTGGATCATATGGTACATCCTGCTGAATACCAAAGTTATCTCTATCAAGCTCTAAGAAAGCACCTTCTTTGATAGATTGTTTGATAAGGTCTTCATTAAAAGTACCGTCAGTAAACTCTGTAGGCTCACCTTTATCATCTAAGCTTCTATTCCAACCGTCAATAATTTTATAACCTCCTAACTTAACACCTGATTCAAATACAGCTCTAGAGATATCATTAGATCTCATTATCTTTTCAAGTTTTTCAAATTCAGTACCTTCTACAAGTTGTGGTACTAATGGGTAACTTGAACTCTTAATATATACCGGTACTTCAGCATTGTATTCTGGCATATATTTTTGACCTACATAAACAGGTTTTAAAGGCTGTAATGCTATCTGTAAATCTTCTTCAGATAATGTACTACCTCTTTCAGCTTTCTCATATAAATTATTATACTGCTCATCAGTTAGTTTACCGTAATGATATAGAACATTTAAATGTTCAGCTAAAGTAGTAACCTCTTGAGCATCAGTACCTTCAATTTCTTCATAGTCTTTGGCAATAGATGGATAAGAATTTCTTAATTGATCTATATTTAAAGAACTATTGAAAGCATCTTTTAAAAATATTTGTTTATACTTATTATAAGATTCTCCTAAGTTTTTAGCACTTTTTACAGCAGGTGCCATATCTTTAGCTAATCTTTTAAACATATTAGCATAAGCACCTTCTATATTCTTTTTAAAAGCAAAAGCTACATCTCCCTGAAATATTTGAGAGTAATTAGAAGTAGCAATCATATTATTAAGAACATAGTCTCTAACAAAGTAATCTACATTATTGTTATGTTCTTCTTTATATGAATTATCTATAAGTAATAAATCATCTTCACTGATAATTTCCATATCTATAAGTGAAGCCTTAGTATCTAATTCGATCTGTTTTACTTCAGAACTAATAGATTCCCATAATAAATCTTCTATATTATCAGACCATTTGATTAAATTACCATCTGTGTCATATAGTTGTTCTACATCATTTAATGATTCAAATGAATAAAACTTAAATGGATCATATCCCTTTATATCTTTAAAATTAATACCATCTTCTCTTTTTGTTTGAGCATCAATAATACGAGCGTACTCACTTCTAACAATATTTAGTAATTGCTTTTTATCTTTATCATGAAACTCTCCATTTTTAATTTGATTAGGAGAACTAGATACATTATGTCTTAAAGCAGTAACTAGATGAAGCACATGCTTATCTGATTTAGAAACAAAGAATTTACCAATACGTTTGTATTTGTTTTTACCTTGTTGACTATTAATAAACATATTAATTTGAGCAACTACTTTTTCTCTAGGTGATAATCTTGAGAATTTTTTACCTTCCGAATTACCATCTTTAAGAGTATCAGTTACTGTTACATTAAAAGTTCTAGCAAAGTCTGGATCATTAGTTAATTTTTCTAAATACCAAGAACTAGATAAATAAGGAATAGATTTAAGACGGTTAATAAAAGTAGTATTTATATCTCCATCTTTATTCTTAATTTTAGAAAATCTATTTACAAGCCAAGTAGAATTAATATAACTAAATATAGTTTTACCTTCGGCATTTCTAAAAGAACTAGTACTTACATCTTCTGTAAATCTAGATTGTATATTAGCTAAAGTTTTAACATATCCTTCAGTAGATAAAGGATTAATATCTTCTTGAGTATCTGATTCAAATGTTTCTTTAATTATTTTAAAGACACCAGTTTTATCACCAGTGAATAAAAACTCCCAATCTACTTTAAGACCGCTAATATTTTTAGAGTTTTCTTTTATATAATCTAAACTCTCTGTAGACATTCTAATACCTACAGCTTCTAAGAATTTTTTAGTATCTGCAACAGATTTAGAAGTAGAGGCTAATTTCCATAGATTATTTAATTCTCCAGAAACATAATTTTGATCTACTACTATCTTACCTAACTCACTTTTAAATACCGGAGCTAAAGCTGTATTGTTTAACCAGTCTTCTAGTAGAGTATTAGAAAGAGTATTTCTATTTGATTTAATAACTTTAAAAGATTCCTGGCTACCTTGAGTATTATGTACAATTAACTCATGCTCTAGGTAATTAGTCTTAAAGTGAGAGTTAAACATATTCTTATCTTGCTGAGATGTTTCAGAACTTTCTAAAGTATCTATTACATACTGTAAGTAAGGTTTATCTTCTACATGTTTTTTAAGTTCTTCTACTGTATCTTCTAGAGTGTCTGAGGTACGGTTAGATAAAATATCTAATAAAGAACCATACACTGTATCTAATTCATAATAAGAATCTAAACCTAAGATGTTAGCTTCTTCATTTGGAATTGTAGATAACATTAGTTTTATTTCTGCAGAGATTTTATTTAAAGGGTTCTCTGTAAAAGTAGCTCCGTCATCATAAGATTTCTTAGTAATATCTGGAGTCTCACCATCTAAGTATTGTTCTGTAGCTTCTTCAGTAGTTTCTTGAAGTTCAGTTTCATCAGTAGACTCTATTAATCTATTTTGATTAAATGTATATCCTAATACTTTAAGCCTGGATAATACGATAGGTTTAAAGTTAATGAAGTTATCTAAAACTAGATTAAAAGCCCTGGCCATCTCTTCATTTTCTTCAACCGTAGGCATAGCCATATTGTTGATATCAGCTAATGATATATCATCTTGTTTAGAGTATACTTCATAGTTATCTCTAAGATCTGTTAAATCTTGTTCAAGAGTTCTAAATGCTTCGCTTACTCTAATAGATGGATCTTCTTTAATTAAACTATGTAGAGCAGTAACCATAGACATAGTTACTTCATCTACCTGTTTAGAAGGAACTAAACTATCTGTAGTTTCATCTATAATAAGATCAAGACCTTGAACAAGCATTTGCTTATCATAAACTCTTTTAGGGGATCTTTTGTTTCTTCTATTAAGTCCTGTCTTTCTAAATACATTAGTTTTAGTAGACTTACCCTCAGTATTACTTTCAGTAGATGGACCAAAAATATCATCCGTAGAAATAAAATCATCTTCTATTTCTGGAGTAGTATTCATGGCTACTTTACCCTTTAAATCTAACGCAATAATAGGGTTAGCTACATAACTTCTTATAGTACCTTTAGAAGTAATAACATCTTTACCGTTAAAGTTAACATATAGATTATCTAATAAGAAATCTCTATATTTAACATCTTTACCTTCTAATTTAAAAGATTCTTCTTCTGCAAGTTTAGTAAGGTTAGTAGAAATAAGAGAGTTATTAATTCTATCTTCTAATAATCTTTTAGAATTTCTATTACCTTCATTATATACTACTATAGTAGAACCTTCTTTATCTTTGAATCTAACTTTAGGTTCACCTGTTTTATCATCTAAACCTAAATACAAATATCTATCACTAGAAGTATTAGCTGTAGTGTAAATAAAGTTAGATATATAATCTACAATAAGATTTTCATAAACTTCATTATTATCTACACTAGCAAAGTCCATTGATTCTAAAGTAACTAAATCATTAGAAATATAAGCATCTACTACATCCATTATAGTTTTAGTAACTGGAGTAGATGTTTCTTCTACAGTAGAGTTTCTAGCTAATGATAAAATATACTGACCATTAGCAGCAGGTACTGCAACTACAGTAGCCCCTGAATAATTTTGATAAAATTCTTCGTCAAAACTATATACTACTTTTTCACCTAATTCAGTATCTTCTAAAGGTTGGTTACCTAAGTATAAACCAGTTTCTTTAACTACTAATAGTTCTACTCTATCATCATTAGCAATTACTTCAGATAACTTAGCATCATATCTACCATTAGCTTTGGTTAATATAGAACCAGCTGTTTTAGAAAGTATTTCAGTATTATAAAATTGATTATTTTGAAGATGATTATAAATCTCTTCTCTAGTACTTCTAAGAAGCTCTGCATTTCTAGAAACATTATCTTCTATTTCACCAACCTTAGAAACAACTCTTTTATCAGTGATATAATTTAAATCATGAATATACCCTATAACTTCATCATTATAAAGTACTTCCATTATCTGATTAGAGTTACCTATTTCATTTTCAATAGTTATAGGATTACCTTCACTATCTGTAGCTTCTAAAACTTCTTCTTGATATAATCTGATATTAACTTTTTCTCCATCTTTAACTAAATCTGGATTAAGTATATCTAAACTAGTATTTGAATCTATTTCATCAGTAGATTCTTTGATACCTTTAGATGTCTCTATAAAATTACGGGTACGAACAGCAATAACATTGAACGCATCAACCAAACGTCTGCCAACGAGGTATATGCCTTTTGACCCTTTTTGCACATCTTCATTCGAGAAACCCTCAACGCTCTTGCCCTGATTGGATTGATTAATGGTTTCTTCAATCTTGTTTCTATTAGTTTTGTCATTAGTTAAATCAATAGTTGGTACATTTAACTCAGTACCTTCATTTACATTCTGTTCTCTATTACTTTTAGTTATTTCAGAATCATTAGTATCTGGGTCAATAGCTGTAGGGTCGTCTTCTTCTTTTTGAATTGAATCTGCTTTTCTTTGGAAAGCTTGTTTCTTTTCTTCAATTGCATTTTTAATAGACTTAGGTAAGCTATCATATTCAGTACCAATAGAATTGATAAATTTACTTAACTCCTTACCATCTTCAAAGTTACTAATGTTTTCAATAATTTTATCTATGTTCTCTAAATCTAAAGGAACAATATTATCAGTCTTTGGTTGAGATTGTGCTTTATTGATTGTTTCTACAGTTGTATTTGCATCAGATTTAGCAGCATCTCTTTTTAAGATTTCTTCATTAAGAGTTTTAGATTTTTCTTCTTGCTCTAATTTAGTTTTAGTAGCTTCTTTCTTTTTTCTAACTCTATCTTTTTTAGCATCTCTACCTTCTTTCTTAGCTTGAGTTAAAAACTCGTCTAAGGTTTCTCTACCTTTATCAGTAGTAAGTAATTCCCACTCTTTAGCTAAAGTCTTTTGTCTACTATCTAATTGAAGGTAATCATCATAAAGAGCTTCATATTCTTTTTTATTAAAAGTCTTTTTATCAGCTGGTACATCTTTAAATACTTCTTCTTTAGATTGAGGTTCTGTAGAAGTATCATTGATAGTAAAAGTACCACCTGTAAGTTCATCAATCTGAACACCAATGTTTTCTTTACGCTCTTGCATACGAGTAAACATTGATTTGTTAAAAGCTAAAGCACTCTTAGTATCTTGATTTACATCTGGATAAACTCTATCTACAAACTTTAAATCTTCTTCAACAGCTTTAACTTTTCTTCTAAGTGATTGTATCTCTTTATTTCTATCTACATCATTATATGTAGTTTCATCAGTAATTCCAAAAGTCTCTTTGAAATCTTCTATAGGCATCTTAGCTAAATCATCTATATCTTTATATACTTGATCAACCATACCTGCATTAGCTCTAGACTCTACATAAGAAAATAGACCTTCATCTTTAGCATTCTCATAAGCATATTGATTATCAGATAGTATAGAATAGTCTTCTGCTTGACTTAAATTGTTTTGTCTTTTATGATGTTTAGCAGTATTAATTAAAGAAGATACTAAATCTTGTGAGTTTAACATATCTACAAGATTATCTCTCATAGCTTCATCCTGTCTAAACTCTGTAACGCTTTCATATACACCACCGGCTAAACCAATACCAACTTTACCGTCAGCTTTTGTTTTAGGACCTACTACACCCATACCACCGACAATAGCACCAATAAGACCTTCTTCCCAACCTTCTTTTGAAGTATATACTTTTTTAAATGACTTAATAGTTGAATCTAATAGATCCATTAAATCTGTATCATCATCTTTATATACTTTAGCTGCGTAGTCTTGACCAGTATTAGAAATAACAGATTGTAACATCTCTTCTTGAGATTCAACAAATGGTTTCTCTAAAACTTTTTTAGTTAATCTAGCTCCTTTACTACCAGCTTTAACAAACCCTTCTTCAACTTCTTTAGCTACAGATGGTTTCAGTAAACCTCTACTGTTTTTAAATTGAATACCTAGATGCTTACCAAATTGTAAAAATGTACTACCACCTACAACAGCCATGTTAGCTGCAAAAATACCATTAGCACTTTTACCAGCTATTTCTTGCATTGCTTTTAACTCACTAGGAATCGGAGCTTCACCATTATGTTCTGCTTTGTATGTATCTACTAATTCAGTCATAATAGAATCATAAGCATGTCTAGCTTCAACACCAGATTCATATACAGCACCGGTAGTTAATGCAGCTGCAGTTTTAGGAATATTAGATAATCTAGCTCCTAAAGCTTCTTTTTTAATTACATTTTCAGATAAATTTCTTAAAGTACTTTGACTAGCACCTGCTTTAGCAGCATCATCTAATTTTCTTACAGCTGCAGATTTTAAGAACTTACTAAATGTTTTACCCTTTTGTAGATTACCTACAATACCAGCACCAGTATAACTTGATATAACTGCACCAGTTGCAAAACCTAAACCATCAAATACCTTATCGAAAATAAAGTTACTAATCTCCCAATCATTTTCATCAGAAGTATAATAGTGAGGCATAGCTTCAGCTAAATACTCATTAATACCATCTAATGAATCTTGAAATGCATTATCGTAAAATGATCTAAAATCACCATCTCTAGCCCAAGCCATAAGACCCGCCATTGTACCAACAGTTGAACCTAATACTGAAGTAAATACTCTACCTGCAAATTTAGCAGTACCATATAATACTTTTTCAGATAGAGATTGTTCTCTAGCTTTTTTATCATTTAAAAGAATTTCTTTTTCTCTTTTTAATGATTCAAACTTATCTTGATTATTTACAAAAGAATCTACAGTGAGTTTATGGCCTGCACCACCAACTTCTTTAGCTTCATTAAACTTTTCAATATCTACATCAATATCATCTGTATACTTAGTAGATATAGGTTTAGCAAACTTGTTAGAGTTTCTTTTGAATGTCTGTAATGCTTTGTCGTAATTTTTAGCTCCCTCACTGAGAGAACCTAATTTACCTTCATCTTCTGGCATAATATCTTATATTATTTTACTGAACTAATCTGACTAATAAAGTCTTCTGTAGTAGACGCTGGGTAAGTATCTACTGAACCGTCTGGTAAAAGTACGTTATAATTATAAATAAACCTACCATCAAAGTCAATAATTCTTTCTCCGTTTTGAGTATTTAATGCTGGAGTAATAGATTGTACTACAACATTAAGGTTTCCTACTTTACCAGTTCCGTTTTCATAAACTGGTACAACTATAGGTATATTAGGCTCTGTAGTAGTTACATTAGGTATATTAGGATTGTTTTCATAATATACAATATCACCTAAATGATTTTCTAACTTTTTAATATTATTTCTATTGTCTATAGAAGTTTCTGTAAATACATCTGTACTAGTCAATGTACCTTGGTTAGCTTTAGATTCATTAGAACTATATACTTTCTGACTCATCTTGTTATTAAACGTAGGTGATTGATTAGTAGAGAAAGTTAATTTAAATGGTTCTGGGTTTTCAGAGAAAGCTTGAATTTGTTCAGCATCAGCATCCTCTAACTCTAAACCTGTTTTAGATTTAAAGTCAGCTCTTAAAGCTTCAGAATCATAACCAGATAATATTAAATTATTAGAATAACCATCTACTGACCATTTACCATTTTCTAACATAGTAATTTGACCACCACCTTGTTTAGTTCTCATATCTTCAAAGACTACTCTTTGTAAATAGTTAGCAACAGCTGGATTAAATCTTTCAGTACCATCTCCTAAAGTTATAGTAGCACTATTAGGATCAGCTATGATTTCCATTTCATTTATCTCTGTATCAGTAATACCCATAACAACTCCAGGGTGTGTAACTATACCTCTTTGATAAGTTTGAATAGGTTGATCAGATTTTCTATTTTCGTAACTTCTTTGTTTATCAGATGCTGTAGATATACTTTTAGAAAGAATATCAATAGAATTATCTTTAATCCAACCTTCAACAGCTTCTGAATCTGTTATATCTACAGGAGGTCTATCATAACCTATTTCTCTAAAAAAGTTAGCAGCTTCTACTGGTCTATAACCATGTATATCATAAAAGTCTTGAGTATCTTTAGTAGAAGCAGCAATCTTTTCTTTTAGATTACCTTCTTGGTTCATCTCTATTAATTTATTATAAAGTTCTAAACCTTGACTTCTACCTTCAGAATTAACAGGATCATTTTTTAAATTTCTGATAGTTTTTATTCTAGGATCATTTTCAAAAGCCTCTCTTTGCTCTTGACCCATTTGACCAGAATCATAAGCTGTTAATAAATCTAAGAATCTTTTAGCTTCTTGAGGAGACTTATTAATATAATCAATCACATTAAGTTTAGCTTCTTCTGAAGCACTAAAGCCTGTAATATCTCTGTTTAAGTTATCATTATAACCAGCTTGATATAACCAGTGATTATAATCATTTCTAGTATCGTTATAACCTTCTTGTAATTCTACAGCATTATAGCCACCCATACCAGTTACACCCCAAGATTCTAATTGAGCTGGAGATGCAGTTCTAAATTGTTCTAATGAAACACCTGGTGGTAATATGTTTTGAATATACTCTTCATACTTAACAGTTTGATCTCCTAAGTTTTTAACCTTAGAATTAATTTCATTACTAGTCATAGTGTCAGATCCTACTTCTTCTTGACTAGCACTTAGTAATGTAAGTACATTATCACCAGCTTCTTCTTCAAAAGTAAATTTACTTTTAGCATTATAACCTGAAGCAGTAAATTGGTGTTCTAGGTTACCTGCTGACTTAACCAGTTCTTCAACTTCAAAGTCTATAGCAGCTTGTCTTTGATCTTCACTTATAAGACCGGCTTGTACATGAGCATCTACTTGAGCTTCAATATCTCTACGAATCTCTGAGTTTTGGTTATCTAATATAGATAAAGCAAACTTTTCATAGTCTTCACCACTTCTACCAGTTCTTTTAGACCATCTTTTATATAGTTGACCAGGCTGTAAGTTTTCACTTCTATAACCTTCATCTTTTAATCTATTAACTTGTGACATTAGTTTATCACTTCTGTCCATAGACTCACCTATAACTGGTACAGATGTAGGTACATATGTAGGGTCATATCCTTCATATGTAGGGTCAGACATTTTTCTTAGTTCGTTATAGTAACCAGTAAGTAACCAAGGTGAACGAGTAATGTCTTTACCTTTTTTGGCTAATTGTTCATCAGCCTTTTGTTTCCAATCTAATCTAGATTTATACATCTCGTTATCAGCAAGATGTTTTTGATATGCTTTATTAAGTTGTATAAGTTTAGTAGAAGCTTCACCTGTACCTACTTTCATAATGAAATCATCTTCTAACAAAGAATTAATATCATTTTGAATTTTATTAGCACTACTTAAAGATCTATTATAATCATCTACTGCTAGGTTATCAAATCTTTGAATTACCTGATCACCATAGTATTGTCTCATTGACTCTGGTATAGATAGTTCTTCTAAACCTATAGCATCAACATCCCCTAAACTTAAAGCTTGTTGTTTTTGTTGTTCTATCTGTTGTTCAGCATTACTTAACTTACCTGCCCATATCTCTAAAGGCATTTTCATTGGTACATACTGAGACTTATACTGACTCTGACCAGGTTGAAAAAATCTATTGATTGCCATACTCTTTCTTAATTACAAATATAAGAATTATTTAGTTTCGTCTACTTCTTTGACTTCAGTAATTTCTTCAGTCTTATTATCTTTAGCCCAAATCCTACCATCTTTAGTTTTTAAAATAGTAGTATTTGTATCTTTATCGAAAGCTAAATCTAAGTACTTACCTGACTTGATTGCATCAAACCACATTTGGTTATTAACATTACCAACTCTAGCAGACTCTAAATCTCTCATATAACCTTGAGTATTCATACCTATGTTATGTAAAGCTCTAGATATAGTACTCTTACGGTTAGCTAAATCTTGTTGATCAGCTAAATTTTCTTGAATCCTCGTTTGGTGATTAATCTGTTCAGCTTGATTTAATATCTGAGCATTTTGATTTGCCTCAGTCATAAAGCTTTCACTTAAACCAGAACCTAAAGCAGAATTAATTAGAGCATTAGAAATTACTTGATTAGTAAATGCAGCTCCACTTGATGAAGCACTTCTAGCATTTTCTCTACCAACAGCTCTAGATATAGCAGCTTGATTTCTTAACTCATCTCTTTGAGCCTCTAAGTTAATAGTTCTAGGGTCCATTCTACCAAAATCATTTGGTTTTGTTTCTTGACCTGCTTCATATAAATCATATATGTTACCAATGTTAGAAGATAAATAACCTAGTGGGTTAATAGTATCTTGAGGTAACATGTCTGAAGGTAGCTCAGTAGTTGTATCTCTAAGCTTATAAATATCTTCTGGTAAAATAGACATATCTATTTCAGAAGTAGTATCACCAATAGGTTCATCAATACTAATATTGTTAGGTGGCTCCATAAATGTGTTTTGAAGATTTGGATTTAAACCGCTTAAAGAATCATTAATAGCATTATAATATTTTTCAGTAACCGGATCTAAACCACCACCAGTTCTAAACATTGGTAAACCTTGTGAATTAGAATCATCAGGAGCCATCATACTTTTTAAATTTTCCTGTTTCATCTTAAGAGCTTCAAGCTCCATATTTTTAGAATCTATAGATATTTTATCTGTAGCGTCTTTATACTTTTTATTTATCTTTTTACTCTCATCTGAAAAAGTAGTCTTCTTTTCTGGATCTACAATTAATCTATCAGAAAATATATAATTTTCTACACCATTATCGTGCATAGTCTCACCACCTTCAACATTAGCTACTGCAGTAGGCATTCCATTGGCATCAACATCTATACCCCCGTTTTCATGTGTAGGACCTTCATACTCTAAGAATCTACCACCGTCAGCATAACCATTCATTAGACCACCGTAAGCAAATGTAATAGGTGAATTATAATTAGAACGTGCTGCTTGACCTTGTAGATACTGATCAACTAAAGGTTGAATATTTGGGTCAAAAGTAGATACTTTATCACTGGCTCCTATTTTACTAACAGCATCACTATAAGGACTACCTGCTTCAAATTGTA